TTTTTTATTGTTGATTTAACAAGTCTTATATGATCATCACCTTGAGCAACAGAATCAGTTGCCCCTGGATTTGAGGTATTAAGACTATCTATATATGTTCCTGTTTCTAATCCCATTAATTATTCTCCTGGTTTAACTTCTTCGCTTTCTTCTTTATCTAATGATTCTCGCAGCATTTTAACAAAAGATTCTTTTCCAACTTGAAGCTGTTCTAAGTTAAATTTAGAGCCATTAATTTTTTTTTCTAGATCAGAAATATGACTAAGCATAACTTGTTGTTCTTGAGTCATATCTTCAAAAAAGTATTTTTTGTCGTCTATTGTAATGGGGGTTTTTTTATTTTCTGCCATTATTTTCTCCTTTTATTGTTTGTTATTTTATGTTTTATAATTAAAACTCTTTTGTTCTACTTGTAACTTCAGGGTTTAGTTTTGCATTAAGTTGGTCTGATAGTTTTTGTTGTAGACTAGATTCTGTTTCACCTGAATTTTCTAAAACACAATCAATACATTGTTGTTGTGTAACTGAATCAAAATCCATATCTGCACCTGAACATGAGCCATAGATACTTGTTGAGCCATCATCAGTATTAATATTATATCTCCAATGTATTTGTTGGATTACATTGTTATTGTCTACATCAAAATTAAATTTCCATTCGTACATTAATTATTCTCCTAACAAGCCATTACTACACAAGGTACTACATAACTTCCATCATCATAAGTATTGATTACTGTAGTTGATGTAACCTTTGCAATGGTTTTACTTCTTACTATATCATCTCCTTGTGGTTTTGCTGTGCCATCACCTGCTGACATAAGTAAGTCTCCTCTTTGAACTGTTGTTCCTTGTGCAATTCTGATAATCATATCACCTGTCATTGCTAAATCTATATCGTTATATCCATCTTCTTCTGTATCCCACTTAACAAATAATCCTGCAACATTGATATCACCCTCAACATCACTTACTTTAAGTTGGTTTCTTTGTTCGTTTTCTGCTGTATAAGCAGGTGTTTTAACATCACCTACTGATGCAGTTGGATTTCCATCATCATCTACAGGCAGTTCATCTTCTTCTGTGTATAAAACATCATCATAAGACCATACAACCATTTCATCTAGGTTAGACATGACTGTGCCTTTTAGAATAGTTGGTTGTGAGCCATCAGGTAATCTTCCCCAACGAGATAAATGCCCACCATTATATGATACTGTTGTGCCTGATACTGATATACTACCCTCTTGTACACCATCTTGTCTAAAAGAAATTAATTGTCCATCATTAGTTTCTCTGTTTATAGCTACAGGTGTAACAGCATCTCCTACAACTATTAATGGATTGAAAGGTGCAGTTGTACCTATACCAACGTAACCAGTGTCTTTATCAATAGTTATTGATGTATTTCCACCTGCTTTTAAAACTAAATCAACATTTAAAGTATCAATAGCATAAGCACCAAAATCAGTATATCCAGTACCTGCATTATTAGTAATTCTTAAAGGAAAAGTAGTTGTAAGGTTATCATTTGCTTTAATTTGTAAATTTGTACTAGGACTAGTAGTACCTATACCTACATTACCAGCAGAACTTATTCTCATATGTTCTGTAGCAGTACCACCACCTAATCCTCTAAAAACTATATTACCATCTGATGTATCGTTTCTTGCTTGTAAAATTATAGCACTACCACTTACAAGCATTTCAGCATATTGATTAGTTCCACCTGTATCTTGTATACGAATAGATGGTGTTCCTGAATCTGATATATGTAATTCTCTAGCAGGATTACTAGTACCTATACCTACATTACCACTAGATGTTATTCTCATAGCTTCTGATTCTGTACCTGCATTAGATGTATTAAATTGTATACCTGTACTTGTTGAACCTATTCCACCTGCTTGGATTACAGCTAAACCACTATTAACACCAAAACCTAAATATTCTGATGTACTATCAGCACCTTCTATTCTAACAATACTTGCATTATCAGAGCCATTTTCTATATGAAATTTTACTTCAGGACTACTAGTACCTATACCTACATTACCACTAGAAGTTATTCTCATACGTTCTGTTGTTCCACCATTACGGAAAATCATATTACCAGCACCAGTGTTCCCAGCATCTGAAGTTATATAAAGGTCATCAGAGGAGCCAATCAGAGTGTGATGAGCATTATCATCAGAATCCTCAAGCCTCAGAATAGGTGAACTTGTTTTTAATCTAAGTGCATTATTGCTAGAGCCTTGAATGTCCATCTGGAAACCAGGACTACTAGTACCTATACCTACGTTGCCAGAACTATCTATTCTCATACGTTCTGAAGTATTAGTTGAAAATACAATTTTTCCACTACCTCTATTAGCATTAATTTCTAAACCATTTGAAGCACCAGATTCTTCTGTAGTTTCAATCCAACCACCTGAATTATCATCACTATAAGTTCGAATTTCTAAACGACCTTTAAGTGCAAGACCATTATAACTTAAGGCATTTGTACCAATCCCAACTCTCTCATTACTATCAATAGTAATAGCTGTGCTTGTAGCATTGTCATCTATACCTGTAGAAGTAAGATTGCCAGTTGCAGTTAAGTTTCCTGTAATATCAATATTACCTGTTCCTGTAATATCGTTTGAGTTTAGGTCTAGGTCTCCACCTAGTTGTGGTGTAGTATCTTCTACAACATTTTCTAAATAAGAACCTAAATCAGATATGTTTGATTCTGTAATCGTTATAGTATTTGACGCACTATTGATTGTTTTATTGGTTAAAGTTTCTGATACATCTTTTAGTGATGTATTGTTTATCTTATATTCTTTACCTGTTGCGAGATTTAAGTGTTCTGATGATGTCCAAGCATCTGTTGAATTGACCCAGTTAAGTGTGTGGTCTGTTGAACCTTTAAGGGTTATACCACCACCATCTGCAGTTAAGTCTGTTGGACTAGCTGTAGCCCCTAATTCTATATTTTTATCATCTACAGATATTGTAGTAGAGTTAATAGTTGTTGTTGTGCCATTAACAGTTAAATCTCCACTTATTGTTAAGTTACCTGTTGTATTAATATTACCTGTGCCAGTGATGTCATTTGAGTTTAAATCTAAGTTACCACCAAGTTGTGGTGTAACATCACCTACTATATCTGTAAGTCCTGGTGTAATACTAGTCCAAGATGTACCATTGTAATATTTTAATGCACTGTCTGTTGTGTTAAAAACAAGGTCTCCTGCATCTAAACTTGTTGTTGGATCAGATGAATCTATTCTGTATCTTTCTGCAAAACTATTAACATCAGTTATATTACTTGCTGTTGTATTTACATTGGCAATATCAGTTGCAACTGTAGTTATGTTTGTATCATTAGAAGCTACAGTATTTATATTAGTTGAATTACTATTAACTGCATTTATGTTTGTTTCGTTTGCAGCTACTGCGTTTATGTTAGTAGAGTTTGAAGCTACACTATTAACATTAGAAATGTCCGTAGCAACTGTATTAACATTAGCTATTGAACCTGCTGTAGTATTAACATTAGCTATGTTAGTAGCTACTGTTCCAATGTCAGCAGCATCACCTGCAACAGAAGTTACATCAGCAGATATACCTGCAACTGTAGTAACATTTGCATTAATTCCTGAAACTGTAGTTACGTCAGAGGATATTCCTGCTACTACACCAATGTCTGTTCCATCAGCAGCAACAGTATTTACGTTTGCAATATTTGTTGCAACTGTGTTGACATTTAATATTGAACCTGCAGTTGTATTTATATTTGCTATATCTGTAGCAACAGTGCCTATATCAGTACCATCAGCAGCAACAGTTGTAACGTCACTAGAAATTCCTGCTACAGTTGTAACATCAGAGTTTATTCCTGCAACAGTATTTATGTTAGATGTATTTGCTGCAACAACCCCTATATCTGTACCATCATTAGCTACTGTTGTAATTTCTCCACTAATTCCTGCAACTGTGGTTACATTAGAATCAATACCTGCTACTGTAGTTACATTTCCTGAAATACTTGAAACTGAGGTAACATCAGATGCAATTCCTGCAACAGTAGTAACATCAGATGATATTCCACCTACTATGTTTACATTTGCAATGTTATTAGCTACTGTATCTATTTCTGATGCTGTAGCACTTGAATCAACACCTGCTACTACTGTCCATTCTGTCATTAATATGCTCCGTAATCTATTCTTGTTGTTAGTGCAACGCCTGAGTGCCTGTCTCTTTCATTAGAATCTATTATATCATTTTTAGCACGATCATAGAGACTAGACCATGTTTGAATTCGTTTGTCATTTTGCAGGTAAGGTTCTGCTTCAACTAAAGCTCCATATAAATATATATCAGGATGATTGTCTAGTATTTCGTTTGTTGCGTTAGAATCAGATAATGGGTTTACATGTTTATAATACAACAATTCTATTTGATAAACACCATCAGGCGTTGGTCTTAATTGTATGTCATTAACCATTATACTGTATGCTTTAGGTTTGCCTTTGTTGCTTCCTGCATATACCCTGTCCATTTGTTCAGGTGTTAAATATTCTAAAGGTGTTTTAGGGTCAGTATTTAATTGTATATTACGCATAGCAATATAATTATCAGGCAATGAATAATACTCTTGGTCTGCTACTGTATTAGCAGTAACTCTTGTTTCTAGTCTTCTTAGTTTAAAATCTCTTTTATGTCTAGCTTCAGTTAATGCTATAAAGTTAGGAATAGAATCAGTTAAATCTGTTCTATCTAACCAGTCAGCTATTGCTGATTTAAGTTCTGAGTAATTCGTTATTGCCATTATATACGCCTATTGGTTGTCTTTAGATACCTGTAATCAGGACTGTTAATAAGTTTTTTTACTGCTTCTTTGTGGTCTTTATTAAATAAATCAACCCCAAATAGTCTTTTCCATTCATAAACTACAGTCATAGGAATACGAGCAGAGAGTCTAAACTCATCTGCTTTGTGATGATCTTCGTTCTGTAATTTCTTATTAGAATCTAAAAGGGGTTGTATATTTTCAATGTGTTCTATAGCAAATTCGCCAGTAGGATTATGATAATGAAATATCTGATTATGTCCTATTTTACGTTTCATTCACTTAACTCATCTATGTAAATATTACCTGAACCACTTGCAAGTATTGCAGCGATTTTCATACCACCATCAATCTTAAAGATTTCAGGGTCATAAGCACCTAATATGGTTGTGCTTGTAGTTGCTGTTGGATTAGCACCAAAAGCAATATGAACACCATCAGTATCAGATACTATTCTTACATACTCTGTGTTTGCGTCAGTAGCTGCTGATTGAGCAGATGTAAGACCAACACTTCTAACAAGAGTATTGGTTACTCTTAAACCATAGTTAGGACTACTCATTCTTATCTCCTAATTACAAATGTAACTAATAATTTAGCTGTACCTGTAGAACCACCATCTGTTATCATTTCGATAGTTCCATCTTCTTCAACTCTGTTAGCTCCTGTAGGTTCTGCTGTGTCTACATCACCTGCTGCTGAACTTGTGTGAGCAACTGTAATGCCACCACCAGTAATAGCAGTACCACCAATTTCGAAAGAAACTGCAGCATTACCACCACTAATAGCACCTTGTAGTGCAGATATAATTTTAACTACTCGTCCACCATCTGGGATAGCAACGAATGTACTAGATGCAGTAGATACGTCTTCTATCTCTGCTGTTACAAAATAATCGTTTAATGTTCTCATTAAAGTCTCCAGTATTAATAACCCTCGTTCCGAAGCGATACGTTCTTCAAGGTCATTATTAATTAGTATCTTGGGTGGGGCAGGAAAACAATATGAGAAAAACCTGCCCCTTTCATGATGAGAAAGTTACATGAAAATATTTTTTATGAAGTTGTCAAGTCAGCAATAGTAGCTGAAGATGCTTCATTTTTAGCAACGAGTGTCCACTCAGCGAGTAGTAAACGTTTTTCAGCATCACCAGTTTTTGCTAGTTCTTGTGTTTGGAAAGGTCTTAAGAAACCAGTCGCAAACATTTCTGTATCAACTACTAACGCACTTCTACCTGAAGAACGTAGGAATCTGTCAGCAACAACTCTAACTTCACCGAAGTCAGAAACATAAACATCAATAGTAGCTACTAAGCTTCTATCTTCTGCCATGTCCATACGAGTTGAGTTACCTGTAAATCCAGATACTTTTTGTTTGTTGAATGAACCAACTAATAGTAGGTCAGGATCGCCACCATTATCAAAGCAAGATTTTAACTCACCTTTTAAGATAGCTTCTGTAAGTACCCTTTGTGTACCATCTGTAACAGTACCACTAGAGTTTCCACCTGTAGCACCATAGCTGTTGTTGGTTTCTGTCCATGACTCAAAACCTCTTGATTTACGAGCTGAAGCACCATTTCCAGTACCTGCTGTAGCTGCGTTTTTACCTGTTAGGTCAAGTTCCATGTCTCTTTTGAGTTCTTTACCAGCTTTAGCTATTTGATAAGCTAGTTCAGAATCTCTACCTGCGTGATTTACTGCTTCTTGTGTTCCAGATACCATAACAGGTTTGTAAGAAATCTGTGTATAGTTGAAAACACGAGAAGTTGCAGATAACGCAGCACTTGGAGAATCATCTCCTTCTATTTGAGCATTTGAAGCTGCTGCTGCTAATGAGTCAGTTTGCCATTCGTGCTTTGTAGATTCAGCATTACCTGAACCGATTGAAGACATGAATGGTGTGTCTGTTGGAGAGATATTATAGATTACGTTTTGTAAATCTTCTCTGTTACCCACAGCATCATAAGTTTCAAATGTATTTGTTGCTTGTGCCATTATTACACCTTTGTGTTAAAAGTTAGTATTAAGACTATGACATTAAAGACTTGATTACTGCTGCTGCATCATCAACTCTACCTGTCCTTTTTAGTCTTGCTCGAGTTTGCTTTACTTTCTCGCTATTAACTTCAGACTTAGTACTTGGTGTACCAGGTTTTTGCATCTTAGGAACAACTTTAGCTTTCTTATTAGCAATTTTAGCTGCTAAAAGATTTTCATACATCATAGCTTTATGAAGTACATCTACTGATCTAGCATCAATTAGACTATCAACTTCCTGTTCGGTAAACCCTTTATTAAGAGCAAAAGACTTAATATCTTGTTTAAGTTTAGGTCCTTTCTCTGGGTCATTCCATTCAGGTAGTCTTTGAGCCATAACTTCCTGCTGTCTAGCAAGTTCCTCATTCCACTTACTTTGCATTTCTGCTTGTTGTTTCTGTGCAAGTTGTTGCTGTTCCTCAGCAACTAACCTTTTATTTTCCTGAAGTTCCCTATATTGGTCTCTTTTTAGAGCATATTCCATAGGATCTTCTTCCTTGAGTTTAGTCCAGTCCACCGATTTGAACTCTTCTAATTTAGAATCGGCTTGTGTGTTAAATTGTTCAAGTTGCGATTGGTATTGCTGTCTTTCTTGTTGAGTCGCAGCGAGTTCTTCTTCCATCTTTTTGCGTTGCTCTGCCAATACTTGACTTTTTCTAGTGTAATCAGCTTGTCTACTATAACCTGACAATAACTCATCTTCGGTGACCTGTGTATCCTTACCATCTATTTTGACAGTATATACTTTAGGTTCTCCAACTTGTTGTTGTTGATTATCATCGACAATATCTTCCTCAGTCAATTGACTTTCAGCAAACCTTTTTTGGTCTGCTTCTAAGTCTTCTGTTGTTAGATTGACTGGAGTATTTTCAACTGATTCGGCAACATCCATTGCCTGTTCAGAAACCATATCCTCAGTTTCTGTTTCTTCTTCAATTTCTTTGGGTTGTTCTTTCGAAGCCCTCATGGAATCAAGAAGTGCTCTCTGTGCTGATTCAACATCAGTTACAGGAATTCCACCATGCTTACTTTCCTTCATAGGTATATTATCGTCACTCATCACTTACCTCCTTTGCGTTCTTCTTCTAGTATTTGACCATTTTCTAATGTTTGTACTAGAGTATTTTTAACTTCTAAGATGGCTCTTTGTTTGTGATAAAGTGCTTCTCTACCTTCTGTGTCCTTAATATCTGTAGATATCCATTGTTGGTATCCACCATTAAGTACAGTATTAAATGCTGCTATCATTTGAGGATTTTCAAGTAATAACTTTGCATCTTGCCCAGCTTTAATCTGAGCTTCTTTTTTGTCTTCCATTGTTTTCTCCTGGATTCTATCTGCTTACGCAGGTGTAGTTGATCGCTGTATTAGCTTTTTTTTGTTAAAGATTCTTCAGTAATATACCAAGGAATCTTCTTTTTGCCTGATAACCATCCACGAATATCATTAGGTTTATT